GCGAGACGCTGCTGGCCTACCTGAACGATCTGGACACGCAGTTCCACAAACGGCTGAAGCGGTTCTACAACACGCTGCAGATGTACGCCTACGCCCGGGGCGAGCTGCGGGCGCTGCGGTACATCGGTCCGTTCATCTCTGACGAGGAAGAAGAACGCGAGCGCCTGGAGGCAAAGGCCAAAAAGGAGCTGAAACGTGGTAAGGGTTCGAGTTGAACTTCATGAGGGGCTGGTCTGCGCAGTGGAGGTTGACGGTCACACCGATCCAGCCGCCTGTGCCGCCCTGTCTGCTCTTGTTCGCACCTACGCAGCCGTCATCGACCGCTTCGAGGCCGTGGAGATTATCGGAGAGGCCCCGGAGCCCGGAAAGCTCAGCCTCCAGGTCATCCACAGCAACGGCGAGGAGTTCATCCGGGGAGCCTCGGCGTTCATCCTGAAGGGGATCCAGGACGTGGCCGCTGAGACGGCGGACGTCACCCTGTACGTCAACGACAGGAGGATCCAGTGAAGGACCCGGAGTTCTACGTCAACGGGATCAACCGCGACATCTTCTCCTCCGCCCGCAACATGCGCAACTTCAACGCCCGCTACCTGGAGCAGCTCACCTCCACGCCGGAGGTCATGGAGTTCGCCATGCGCTCGAACCTGAACGCGATGAGCATCCCGGAGATCAAGAACCAGATCCAGCAGATCATCGGGCCGCGGGTGAACCAGTACGGCCGGATGCCGATCCTGTGCCGGGACGGGAAGACGCGGTTCTACGATCCGGAGTCCTGGAGCGAGACCCAGGCGCGCACCCAGAGCCGGGCGCTCCAGGAGGAGGGCCTACACCACGAGATGGCCGGGGCCGGGTTCGACCTGGTGATCGTATCGATCGGCGGATCCGGGGACATGTGCCGCACCTGGGAGGGGAGGATCCTCTCCATCGACGGCCAGACGCCCGGCTACCAGACCATCGCCGAGGCCCGGTCGATCCACCTGTTCCATCCCCGCTGCGTACATACCACCAGTCCGTTCATCATCGCCGGAGGCGAGGAGCAGGAGGTCTGGGGCCGTGACCGGATCACGCCGGAGACCCGGGCCCAGTTGAAGGCGCAGGGCAACATGATCGTGATCCCCCGGGGCCAGATCGCCCGGATCGCGGCGCGCGGGATGAAGAAGGTGAAGCCAGAGACCACCACCCAGCTCCCGGAGAAGGGGCAGTCCCCGTACGTCATGACCGACAAGTTCAAGAGTACCAGCCGCGGGGCAAACGACGCCTACCTGGACCTGCTGGACAACCCGGATGTGCCGAAGGACATCCAGGGGGCCGTCCTGGCGATGCCGACGGTAGACAAGGTCGGCCGGGTCTCCGGGACCTGCTACTACATGCAGCCCGGGACGCATCCGAAGGCCGGGGGCCTGTACTTTGACAGACGGCGAAATTGGGATACACTGAAAAAGGATAGCACGATGCTCCATGAGCTGGGGCACAAGTTTGATTTCGAGACGCTGCGCGCGAACCCGAAATGGGGCACCCAGTTCCAGCGGGACATCACTGCGGCGATACAGCGGGACCATGTCCGATACGAGAAGCAGTTGAAAGCCCTACATCCGGGTGTGCCGTCTGGATCCGCGCAGGCGGGGAACATCCGGTGGGAGGCGATCAGGGCGAAGAACAAGGAGCTGATGGAGCTGTACCGGAAGGATCCGTTCGGCATGTACGTCGCGGACACCTTCGAGGCCGTCTCCGCTGGGGATGTTGGGATGGGGCACGGCCGCCGCTACTTCCAGGACACCTCCCACCGTGTCTCGGAGACGGTGGCGAACCTGTTCACCCTGCATGCGCGCAAGAAGACGAAGATGCTGAAGATGATCAAGGACCAGTGGCCAGACACCTATGACACATTTTTCCAGTATCTGGGGAAGGTGCAATAATGACGAGGAAGCAGTTGATGGATCTGGTTGACGCCTACATGGAAAAGTTCAGGGAGAGCCCGCCGATCTTCAACCTGGAGATGGAGGTCGCCGCTGAGGGGATCCAGCGGGCGCTGGACTCGGGGAAGAAGATGAAGCCGCCGCGGCTGCCGAAGGGAGCGTTGATCTGATGCCGAGCAAGCTGGTGCTGATCAGTTTCGGTGCGCCGCGGAGCGGGACCACCCTGATGGAGCGGATGTTCAGCCGGTGTACAGAGGACATCTGCTATGCAAAGCTCGCCGAGGGCTGCGCCCTGCACCCGATGCAGAGTGACCACGGCCTGGTGGACCTGTCGCTGCTGTACCGCCACATGCCGATCATTTTCGTGCGCACGGTCCGCCATCCGGTGGACATCATGGCGAGCTGGCCGTTCCTGGACCGCGAGATCCTGCGGCCGGGGAAGTTCGACCAGGCGCTGGCCTGGCTGAGGGCCGAGAGCGAGAACTACTGGACGCAGGACCACCGGATCGTCCAGGAGCGGGCGAAGCGGAAAAGCAAGGGCTACAACCCGGTGCACAACCTGAGCGTCTACTTCGACCTGTTCGGGGACCCGACCGCCTGCAGCCAGTTCTTTGCCTACCTGACGCAGATCGTCCCCCGGGCCGAGGAGAATGTCCGGGCCTGGCAGACCTACCTGGCGGAGACCTGGGACAAGAAGCCGGTCCGCCCGGGCCGCAGAAACGAGGGCAAGCCGGAGGATCCTGTGCTGAGCGAGGAGCAGGTGGACCGGATCCTGGCCGCGCTCGGCGATGTGATCAGCCGAGAGAGGATTGCCAAAGTCAGCCCATATCTGGAAAAATGGAGGATAGAGTGAAGCTGGGAGAGCAAGCGAAACGCAGGTCAAGGCCGCCCAAATCCGGGGGCCGGATGAAGTCGCTGAAGGCGCTGGACCGCACGGTCAGCTCGAACAAGCAGCGCTGGATCAACGGCGAGCGGGACGGCTTCAGACTAAAAGGACGCAAGGTCAGCCGCCGAACATTCTCCAGGCACGTCAAGGTCCCAGACGCCTGGAAGACCGCGGCTCGATCGAAGGGGCACGTGAATGGCGGGAAAAAGAAAACGCCGTAAAGTAAAACGGCCGAAGACCGTAGAGCGACAAATCAAACGGCTGAAGGGCAAACGTGGGATTAATCCCTGGGCCCTGGCTCAGTGGCAGAAGAAGAAAGGCCACCGGATCGGCCGGAAGAAGAAGGTGACAAGCTGATGGCAAAAAAGAAGTGTAAAAAGAAGAAGAAAAAGCGGAGGCGCTGATGCCAGTCAAAACTGGGAAGGACTCGAAAGGCTGCTTCGCCCAGTGGGGCGGGAGCGGCAAGAGATACCACTACAGGTGCGGCGATGTGCGGGCCCGGGAGCGGGCCAAAAAGAAGGCCGCCAAACAGGGCCAGGCCGTCAGGGCCTCGGGCTGGAAGGGGAAGTGAATGGCGATTGAAACTGGCAAGGATACCCGAGGCTGTTTCGCCCGCTGGGGCAAACGAGGAGAAAAGCACCGCTACCCGTGCGGGAACCCGGCGGCGCGGAGGGCGGCGCAACAGCTGGCGCTGCGGGATGCGGAGAAGCGTCCGACGAAAAAGGAACGGCCGGAGTGAGTTACAAGCTGTTCATCGGGCGGTGGATGCCGCTGCACGAGGGCCACGTCTACATCATGCGGTCGTTCCTCAACAACGGGCACAAGGTCTGCGTGGCGATCCGGGACACGCCGGTGAGCGTGAAGAACCCATTCAGCATGGAGCTGCGGCGGGCCCTGATCGAGGAGGAGTTCAGCGAGGAAATTGGATCCGGGTCGCTACGAATTATTGACCTGCCGGACATCGACCAGGTCGTCGTGGGCCGCGGCGTCGGGTACGCCCTGGTGGAGGCACCGGAGGAGATCCAGCGGATCAGCGGCACCGAGATCCGCGAGAACGCCCTGGTGAAGTTCAACGGCGGCCGGGGCCGGATCATCTGGATGACCGGGCTGCCCTGTGCGGGCAAGACGACCCTGCTGCGCGGGGCCGCCGAGCGCCTGCGCCGGGACGGGGTCATGGTGGAGACCCTGGACGGGGACGAGTTCCGCCACGTGTACATGAAGGACCGGATGGGGTTCGGCAAGACCGACCGCGGCAAGAACATCCACAACGCCGCGGAGGTGGCCACGAAGCTGGCGACGATGGGCATCGTGGTCCTGTGCGCGTTCGTCTCACCGTACCGGCAGTTTCGCGGATCCGCCCGGTTCACCGCGGGCCAGGAGCGGGTCCCGTTCTACGAGGTCTACGTCAGGGCCGAGGCGGCGACCTGTGCCAAGCGTGACGTCAAGGGGATGTGGGCGAAGGCCAAGGCCGGGGAGATCAAGCATTTCACCGGCTACGACGACCCGTATGAGGTGCCGGTGAACCCGGACTGGGTCGTGGACACGGAGAAGCTGAGCATCGAAGAGGGCGTGGAGCGGATCGTACATCTGGCCACGAGGGGGTGAGGCCATGAGACTTGTCGATATCGGATACCATCTGCCCGAGCAGGTGCTCACGAACGAGATGCTGCAGGAGGAGGTCCCCGAGTATAACGTCAAGCGGGCCGCCTCGAAGATCGGGGTGACCCGGCGGCACGTGGCGGATGGCGAGTCGATTCTGTTCATGGCGCTGAAGGCTGCGCAGCAGGTAGTAGATCGTCACGACCTGTCACTAATTGACTATGTCATCCTGTGCACCCAGTCCTCGGAGTACCACCTGCCGAACCTGGCCTGCATCCTGCAGGAGCGCCTGGGCCTGCGGACCGACATCGGGGCCCTCGACATCAACCTCGGCTGCTCCGGCTACGTGTACGGCCTGAGCCTGGCGAATGGGCTGCTGTTCAGCAACCAGGCGAACCAGGTCCTGCTGGTGACCAGCGAAGCGTACACCCAGCATATTGCGAAGGAGGACGCCGGGAACCGCATGATCTTCGGAGACGGGGCCACGGCCACACTGGTCAGCTACAGCCTGCCGCACCCGTCGTTCGTGTTCGGCACCGACGGCCGCGGTGCGGAGAACCTGATCGTCCCGCGCTACGGGACCCTGACCATGAACGGTGCGGAGATTTTCGCTTTTACAATCCAGGAGGTCCCGAAGGCCGTCCGTGAGGTCGTTTCTCGGTACAATCTCGAACTCGATGCGGTCGATTATTTCATTTTCCACCAGGCGAACCACTACATGCTGGACCACCTGCGGCGCACGCTGAAGATCCCGCAGGAGAAGTTCTACAACGACATCCGCTACACAGGGAACACGGTCTCCTCCTCGATCCCCCTGGCCCTGCGGGACTGCATGGAACGGAGGGTCGTTTCGGTGGGGGACAAGGTGCTGCTGTGCGGCTTCGGGGTGGGATACTCCTGGGCCGCGACAATTTTGGAGGTATAACTATGGACGAGAGGATAGAGAAGTTCCTCGGAGCGTTGAGCACGGACATGCAGGAGACGATCGGTCTGGACACGGACCTGCCCGGCCTGATCGGATACGACTCGATGGCGAAGATGATGATGCTGTCGATCCTGGTGGATGAGTTCCTGGACGGGCAGGAGATCCCGGTCGAGGAGGTCCCCGGGATCATCAAAGCGATCAAGACGCCGAGGGAGCTGCTGGAGAGGTTCGGGGTCAAGACATGAACTCCGCAGAGGCCAAAGAGGCGGGCTACTACTGGGGCGCGGATCTACGCGTGCACGAAAGCTGCACGATCGCAGGCGACGTGGTGATCGGCGCGTTCACGATCATCCACCCGGACGTGATCATCGAGAAGGGCGTGGTGATCGACAGCCACTGCGTGCTCGGCTCCCCTGGCGGGAGCGAGCGGCCGCTGTGCATCGGCGAGGACTCGCTCATCCGCAGCCACTCGGTGATCCAGGGCGGCAGCGTGATCGGGCGGCGGCTCTCGACGGGCAGCCACTGCACTATACGCAGCGGCATGCGCATCGGAGAGGGATTTCAACTGGGAGGACTCTCCAGCGTCGAGGGCCGCGGCTGGATCGGGGACTACGTGAAGACGCAGACCTGCTGCCAGATCACCCCGGGGGCGACGCTGTGCGACTATGTGCAGCTGTTCGCGAACGTCCAGATGACAAACGATCCGCTGCCTCCCTCGCCCACGGAGCTGAAGCCGCAGATCGGCCTGTTCAGCTGCATCGCCTCGAACGCCCTGGTCATGCCGGGGGCCGTGGTCGCGGAGCTGTGTTTCGTCACCGCCGGGAGTGTGGTCAAGGACTGCCCGGAGCCGGGCATGGTTTACTCCGGGGATCCGGCCCGGCCGGTCATGCCGGTCCGCCGGTTCGTGCATCCGGAGTACGGGACCTGGTACGACTGGCCGCTGCGGTTCCGCTGGCCGGAGGACGTCCAGGAGCGGGTCCTGGAGCGCTACGCGGAACTGCAGAAGGAGCTGAAACTGCTGTAGACGGGGATCGAAAAATACTTTAGAATATAAACAGAATAGTAAACTGGGAGGTTTACAGATGGGACTATTTAAGAGGATCCGTGGGCTGCCGCTGTGGTGGTTTTCGGATGCAGAGACCGAGCCAGAGCCAGGCTCCGAAGAGACTACACCTGCCGAAGAAGAAAAAGAAGAACAACAGGACGACGAAGAGAAAAAGCGCATCGTGGACGAGGAGGTCGAGCAGGCCCTGAGCACGCTCAGCGAGCTGGAGGAAGGGGCCGACTCCGACGACCCGGAGGCGATCAAGGCGCTGCTGAAGCGCACGACGAAGGCGATGAAGGTCCTGGCTGACAGCAACGACAAGCTCTCCGACCTGGCCCGCAAGCGACTCCATGAGATCATGGAGAAAAAGCAAAAACTGCGGGAGATCTCCGAGCGGGACGAAGCGGCCCGGCTGAAGGAGATGAAGGACAAGGAGGAGTTCAAAAAGGCTCTTGACGAATTAGAGCCTAAATATGATATACTGAAAAAGGACGTAGCGAAGACCCGGGAGTTCTTCGAGACACGGCTCGATGAGCTGAAGGAGGAACTCCCTGTCGAGTACCACAACCTGATCCCGCAAGGGGACATTCGAGACCAGGTCAAGTGGATACAGAAGTTCCAGCAGACGGTCGTCAAGAAAGCTGCTCCTGGCTCCAGCGGCGATGACACCGACTCTGGAAAGTCAAAAACGAAAGTGGGCGGAGACGACACACCGCCAGAAGGACCGGCCGGACGGCCAGATGCGAGACGCATCGAGCAGCTCATCGACGAGTGCAAGAATGAAGCAGAACTCGAAGCGCTGCTCGCCGATTTCCGGCAACAGGGCGTCAGATAACGTCGCCGAGAAAGTCAGCAGAAATTGACAACCACAAAACTTTCTTGGAGGACGGACAACATGAAAAGGTTCTACAAAATCCCGCTAAACTGGTTCGCAGTCACGAGCACCACAAGCCTCACGGGCCTGGTGCAGACCGCCTACAGTAGAGCGGTCGAGTTCGCCTTCCAGCCCCAGCTGTTCTTCGCCCAGTTCGCGCAGTCGAAGCGGTGGACAATTCGCGAGCGAGATCCGATGCCTGGAGATACCGTGACCTTCACGATCTTCAACAACCTGACCGCGGCAACCGGAGCCCTCGCCGAGACAAGCGATCCCACTGCCGAGACGATGGGCAAGACCCAGAAATCCGTCTCCCTCGCGGAGTACGGCAAGCTGGTGACCACCACGCAGAAGATCAGGCTCCTGAGCTTCGCTGACATCGACCTGTCCGTAGGACGGGTGGTCGGCGATAACATGGGAACCTCAGTCGACCTGATCGCCCGGGCCGCCTACGACGCCCAGACCGGCAGCGCGTACATCAAGTACGCCACCGGGACAAGCGCCACGGACATCACAACCTCGCCAGGATCACTCCTGACGGCGGCCGACGTCCGGTTCGCGCGCAACAGGCTGGCTCGGAACAACGTACCTAAACCTGACGGCCGGTTCTACGTAGCCATCGTCCATCCGGACACCGTCCATGACCTCCGCGCAGAGACCGGATCCGGTGCCTGGCGCACTCCGAAGGAGTACGTCGACCCGACCGAGATCTACAACGGAGAGATCGGCGAGTTCGAGGGCTTCCGGTTCGTAGAGACCAGCAACGCCGCGTTGACCTCCGACGGAGCGAGCGGCACCGTAGACCTGTACACCTCGTACTTCCTCGGCTTCCAGTGCATCGCATACGCCGAGGGCCAGGCTCCCATGATGGGCATGAGCGGACCGTTCGACGCCCTTCAGAGACTGATGAACGTGTACTGGTACGGCCTGTTCGGGTTCGGGGAACTGAGGCCGGAGGCACTGTTCAAGGTGTACTCGGCATCGAGCGTGGGTGCGAACACCTAAAGCGGGCGCTGGAAAAAAGCGACACGAAATACAACGCAGGGGCCACGCGTCCCTGCGTTTATTTTTATTTGAGGAGAGGAAAACATGCCGAGAGAGCAGCAGAAGAAGCCCCGGGCTGAGGTAAGCCTGGGACTGTTCGTAAAGAACGAAGAGGCCACCCTGGAGACCACGCTCCAGTCCGTGGCGGACCTGGTAGACGAGGTCGTGGTTCTGGTGGACGACACGTCCACGGACCGGACGATGGACATCGCGAAGCAGTACGCACACGTCGTGGACAGCTTCACCTGGGATGACAACTTCGCCGCCGCGCGGAACCAGGTCCTGGACAAGTGCACGAAGGAGTGGGTCCTGCTGATGGACGGCCACGAGCTGCTCCATCCGAAAAGCCGCCCGGTACTGGTGGCCCTGCTGGAGCGGGTCATGCCGGGACGGGACCTGGCGGACACCGAGATCTTCTCGGCGATGATCTACATGAACCCGGAGAACGTGACCGACATCGAGAAGATCATCCCGAACATCTTCTTCCTCCAGCCGCGGCTGTTCAAAAACAACGGGAAGCACCGCTACACCGGCCGGGTCCACAACTGGCTGGCCACCGAGCAGGGCTACGACACGAAGAAGCGGCCGGTCAACGAGCTGGTGATCATCCACCAGCGGACTCCGGAGAACGCGAAGGTCCGCAAGAGTCAGCGAGCGGAGATGAACATCGAGCTGCTGAAGAAGGACATCGAGGAGAACCCGGAGGTCAGTCGCCCGTACTTCTATCTGGGCAACACCTACAACGAGCTGAACATGCACGATGAGGCCATCGAGTGGTACCTCAAGTACCTGGAGATCAGCTCCTGGAACGCCGAGAAGGCGCAGGCGTGCCTCCAGCTCGCCTCGATCTACAGCCAGCGCGAGGACTGGAAGACCACGAAGGACTGGCTGTACAAGGGGCTCGCCTTTGACTGGGAGCGGCCGGAGTTCTACATGCTGATGGGCGACATCGCCTTCGAGCACAAGCAGTGGTACGCCGCCGAGCACTGGTACCTCTGCGCGAAAGATATGAAACCGCCACTTCATGGCATGTTTCTGCACGGGCCCGCCTACTCCTACCTGCCGTACATGAAACTGGCCGCGACCTACAGCCAGGTCGGCCAGTGGTTCGAGGCGCTGAAGAATGGCGAGAAAGCGATCAGCCTCGGGGCCGCGGGCGACGAGGACAATCGCGAGCTGGGCAAGAAGATGGAGCTGTGGAAGCGGAACCTCAAGATGGACCCGACCCGCAAGAACCTGATCCTCTACGACGACACCCAGCGCTACACGTTCCTGAACGACTTCGCGAAGCGGATCGCCCAGGACCTGAACGTGGCGAAGGGCGTGCACTTCGACGTGGAGTACGCCGCCTGGGCGAACTACGTGTTCATGGAGTGGTGCCACAACAACGCCGCGGAGATGAGCCACTGGCCGAAGCCGAACGGTCAGATCCGCGTGGTCCGGCTGCACAGCTACGAGCTGTATCACCCGGACGTCATGGCGAAGATGAACTGGCGGACGATCGACGCCCTGGTGTTCGTGGCGAAGCACGTCAAGCAGCGGTTCCTGGATCTGTACGCGAACACGATCCCGCCGAGCCTGCGCCTGGAGGTGATCCCGAACGCGGTGGACGTGAACGGCTTCAGCTTTGCCAAGCGCGAGAACTCGACGAAGACCGGCATCGCCTGGGTCGGCGTGTTCACCGAGAAGAAGGGGGTGGAGCGCCTGGCCATGACGATCCGCTACTTTGCCAAGCATCACCCGGAGTACAAGTTCCTGATCCGCACGGACGTCCCGCGGAGCTATTCGATTTCCTACTTCGCGTTCATGCACGACATCCAGGGCCTGAGCAACTGGGAGATCGTGCCGCGGCAGGACTCGATGGACCGGTTCTACGAGGACTGCAAATACGTGCTGAGCACGAGCAACCTGGAGGCGTTCAGCTACATCGTGGCCGAGGGCATGGCGAAGGGCATCAAGCCGCTGATATACAACTGGTGGGGCGCGAAGGACCTGTGGCCGCACGAGTTGATCTGGGACGACTTCGAGGAGCTGGAGAAGGTACTGAGCGGCAAGTACCAGAGCGAGCGATACCGCAAATGGGTCCAGGAGCACTACGGTGTGAACAACATGGTCGCCCGGATCAAGGACCTGTTCGAGCAACTGGGAGGGCCGTTGATGAACCAGCCGCAGCCGGGCCAGAGGCCGCCGCTGGAGCTGGTGGAGGCCACCGATGGCTGAAATTATCAAGGGCATGATCAGCATCCTGATCCCGACCTACAACGAGCGAGAGGACCTGCTGCGGCAGTCGATCGAGAGCGCACTGAACCAGACCTATCCGAACATCGAGGTGATCGTCATCGACGACGGATCCACTGACAACACGCCGAACATCCTGAAGGGCTACGGCAAGGACATCGTGACGGTGCGCCGGGAGCGCGAGAGCGGCCTGCGCTCGGTGAGCCAGGCGGTCAACCTGGGCTTCGAGAAAAGCCGGGGCGCGTGGATCCACAACGACGCCGCGGACTGCTACCTTGAGCCGAACTGGGCCCAGGAGGTCATGGAGTTCATCGCCGGTCGGGAGGACACCGTCAACGGCGTGCACACCGACTTCGCCACGCACTACGTCCTGGAGAACAAGATCGAACGCTATCGCGTGCGCGACATCTACGACTTCAGCAAATCGACGTTCGAGAACTACAAGGGCAAGGAGAGCCTGGGCGGGTGGCTGTTCAAGCGAGAGAACTGGATCAAGGCCGGGCCGTGGGACGACCGGTTCCCGCGCAAGCAGACCCGGGAGTTCTTCTTGCGTATACTCCGCCTGGGGGATCTGGTATACTTACCGAGAGAGCTGTGGCACTTCATCTACCATGAGGCCGACCAGTGGAAGACGAAGGCCAGCGTGAAGTACCGCATCCTGGGAGATCTCAAAAACGGCTGGGATATCATCGGGAACACGCGGTGGGGCCTGAGCCGCCCGGAGACCGTGGACGCGGTCGTGGAAGCCTACCGGGCGTTCTTCGAGGATCCAGAGTGGGAGCCGGAGCGCACCTCCGGGCCGTGGAGGAAGAGACTGGAGCAGATACGCCAGCAAACTGACACCGAGGCCAGCGAGCCTTGGAAGGGAGTGACTGATGGCGTGGACCGATCTAAGTAGCACGCAGGAGCTGAAGCGAGACATCCCGGCGCTCCGGGACAGTGACATCACGAACGCGCAGCTGCAGCGCAACATCGACGACGCGAAGGAGATCGTCTACGACGACCTGAGCAAGTGGGTCGACTGGAGCGAGATCGAAGCGCTGGACAGCGTGCCGCGGGTGATCAACCGACTGTCCCGATATAAGTCTGCGGAGCTGACCATCGTGCGCAGCTGGCAGCATGACACCGACATCGTGGTCCCCGGAGTTCCGGAGCCCGAGGGTGTGGGCGAGATCAGCGCGGTCGTCAACTATTTCTCCGGCGAGTACCACAAGCTGCTGGGGCAGATCCGGGGAGGCGACATCCTGATCCTGGACGACAGCAACGAGGAGCTGGAGTACGACGCGTTCCGCAAGCCGGGTCTGGGCCGGGTGATCTGATGCCGGTCCAGATCAAGATCGACACGCGCGAGTGGGACAAGCTCGGCAGTCGCGTGTCGGATATCGCCAAACGTCCGGAGCACTACCGGATGTTCACCCTCATGACGAAGATCCTGGCGAAGAGCTGGTGGGGGCAGACGTTCATGGTCCAGGGGGCCCGGCGCGGCCACCGGAAGTGGCAGCCGCTCAGTCCGGCATACGCCCGCTGGAAGGCCAAAGCGAAAGGGCACAGCCGGGTCCTGTTGTTCTACGGGCACCTGATGGGCAGCGTCCAGGTCCTGGCCTCCGGGAAGGATTTCCTGGACTGGGGCACCGAGATCCCCTACGCGCACTACCACCAGGAAGGCGTTCCCGGACGGCTGCCGAAGCGGGAGTTCTTGTTCGTGACCCGGAAGGACATCGACGAGATGGAGCAGTTCATCACCCGGTTCATAAACCGGGCGCTCGGGAGGTACTGATAGATGCCAATCACGCGGAAGTACATGGAGGACACGCTCGACACGATCGTGGACTACCTGACCAACAACTTCGGGCCCCTGCTGACCACGATCAAAACCGAACGCAGCGACACAGAGACCGAGGAGCCGAAAGACATCAAGCGCGGGGTGAGCCGCAAGAACAAGTTCCCGAAGATCGAGGTGCTACCCTCCGGGACGGAGCACGACTACGCCTTCGAGACGCAGCCGTTGCTGGAGCCGTGGCTGGTCCACGGGGTGGTGCTGAGGATCACGCACATGGCGGCAAAAACGGAGCTTGTAGAGGACACGCTTTTACGATATAGTGAAACAGTGAACCGACTCCAGGAGGCGGACGACACCTTCGGAGGCGAGTTCAACTGGGTACAGCTTGGAGAGGAAGACTACTCCGAGATGCTGACGAGCCAGGAAGAACGGCAGATGATGCAGATGCTGCTGATTCCGCTGACGTGCAGGACGCTGTAGGGGAGAGACCTACTCAGAACACCTCCAGAGACGGAAACCATAAAACACGCTGGAGGTATTAAATGCCAAGTGTAAACCTAATCAAGCTAACCGCGGGACTGGAGGCGACTGCCGGAACGCCTGTATCCCGCACGAAGGTCGTTCCTATCAGCGGCATCGTGGACCTGGACCGGATGGCAAATACCGGGCCGGATCCGGCCATCGTCGGCAACAACATGTCGACGGGCGACTACATCCTGTTCGCAGACGTAGCGGGCGACATCCCCCTGGCCGTGAGGCCGAGCGGGGGCATGGGCATGCTCATCAAGTCCCTCCTGGGATCCGAGACAACTCCCGACCAGATCGGGGGGTGCATGCGCCTGAAGTACAACGGCAGCGAGCTGAGCTGTAAACTCTCCGCCAGCGGCGGGGGGAACTCGATCACCTCCTACGTGGGGGCGAAAGGGTCGGAGACGGGAGACACGAACTTCGGCTCGAACGGAGTGCTCAGCCTGACCGCAGCCGCTCAGGATACCCTGGGCGAGCTGGTGACCGTCATCGACGGCTACAGTGACTACCAGGCGGAGAAGATCTTCGGAGTCGACGGGTACGACATCAGCGGTGGGACGAACTCGATCATCTCAGTGGCCCAGGCGCAGGGGAAGGACAACTGGACCTATTTGTTCTTCGACTCGCCGGACAGCGGCTGCTACCGTCACGAGTTCATCGTAGACCTGGGGACCGGAGAGCGGCCGACCCTGACCCTGCAGAAAGACGGGTACGGGATCGACGCGAACGACGGGTTCGTGTACGCGGGCTGCGTCGTAGACAGCATCAACCTCAGCGGAGCGCTGAAGGCGATCGTGGAGGGATCCACGACCATCTACGGCTTCACCGAGGCGACGGGACAGGCGTATGAGACAGCGCTGACCCTGGAGGATCTGGAGCCGGTCATCTACTACCGGGGCGACTTCGCCCTCGGCGGTAACAACTACAACTTCACCCGCAACTTCGACGTCACCTTCGTGAATAACCATAACACCGACGGCTACGGGGGCGGAAGCCTCGACCGTCAGTACCATCAGAAGGGGATGTTCGGGGCGAACGGTACGATCCAGGTGAGGCTGGACCAGTCGAGCTTCGGGGAGAGGAACAAGATCTTCTCGAACACCGACCAGGCCGCGCTGACCCTGGAGTTCAGCTCCAAGTACATCATCAACACCGCCACCACCCAGGTGCCCGAGTTCATGCTGATCGAGATGCCCTACTGCGCCCTGACGAGCTACGAGTTCGTCGAGAACACGGGGATCATCGATGCGACGATAGGCTTCAACGCCTTGAGTCCGAAGGGGACGATCTACAACGATCCGGTAAAAATCACGCTGATCAATCAGGACCCATCAGCGTACTAAAAATCCACGGAGGTAAATCGTGGCGAAACTGAAATGGGAAGAGAAGGCGCGAGAGATCCAGCGCTCAGATCACTATGAGCTGAAGAACTTGGAAGGCGGTGTGATCGTGCGGAAGAAGTTCACCGTCGAGGCTCAAGAACAGATCGCGGCTCTGCGCGGGTCGCTGGAGTTCGGTGAGGACGGGACGCCCATCAACATCAAATCCGGCGACATCAAGAAGTTCCACACGGCGATTCTCAGAGCAGGACTGCTGGACACGAACTTCACAAACGAAAACGGGGAGGACATCGTCGTCGACGAGGACTTCATCGAGAAGCTGTTCGAGTATCCGGACCTGGAGATGGAGATCTTCTCGGCGATCACGGAGTTCAACCGCCCTTTAGCACCAGAGAGCAGCTCGAAATCCGAGACTGCACAGAATGGTTCATCAAAGGACAGAGCGACGGATTCCAACCCGGAGCCATCCTCCCCGACGGACGAGAGCCCTATCGAGAGGTGAAGCAGTGGGTACCGTTCATCGCCGAGTGCGTGACGCTACTCGACGGGGACGGTACCTACCGGAACTGGAAATACCCGGGGAGCTACAGCGAGCAGCCCTGGCTCGACATTCAAATATACTGGATCGTGCGCGGTAAATACGTAGAGATCCAGAACGAAAAGATGAAGAAAGCCTCTTCATCGACGAGGACGCGATCATCCCACGCCCGATCGCGAAAGGCACCGAGACCAGCAAGACGAACCACTCGCCGGAGGTAGGCTCATGGCCGACGCAAAAGTCAAAATTACCTTTGAAGGGCGCGACCGCGCAACGGACGACATCAAGGGCATCGATCGCAGCCTGAACAAGATGCAGGGCAGCGCCCTGAAGGGCGTGGTCAACTTTGCCAAGTTCACCGCGGCGATCATCGCGGCGAAAAAGGCGTTTGACTTCGCAAAGGACACGGCCATGATGGCCGCCCAGGCGGACCAGATCAAGGCGTCCCTGCAGTCCATGGCCGTGGCGGCCGGGACCACGGCCGATGCAGTGGTCAGCCAGATGCAGGCCATGTCCGGCGGGACGATCAACCAACTGGACATCATGGAGAGCGCCTCAAAGGCCGCCCTGCTCGGGATCCCCCTGGAGCAGCTCGGCGACCTGATGCAGGTAGCCCGAGCCTCGGCCACAGCCCTCGGGACCGACGTCGGCCAAATGTTTGACGATCTGGCAACTGGAATCGGTCGTCAGAGCAAGATGATCCTCGACAATCTGGGCATCAATATCTCAGCGAAAGAGGCGTACGACGCGTATGCTCAGACGCTCGGCAAGACCGCCGCCCAGCTGACGGACAACGAGAAGCGCCAGGGATTCCTGAACGCAGTTTTGCAGGACGGCGAGCGGATCATGAAGATGGTCGGCGAGGCCGGGTCTCAGATGACCGCCACCGAGCCGATGCAGATCTTCAAGGCCGCGATCGACGACGCGAAGATCGCCCTGGGTGAGGGGCTGTTCCCGCTGTTTAACAAGGGCGCGCTGATGGCGGCCAACATGGTCCGGGACATGATCCCCTACCTGGAGAACCTCCCGGACACTTTCCGGGCGGTCGGCGACCTCATCCAGGTGATCCTTCAGGAGGCGGTCAGCTGGGACATGATCAAGCAGAACGTCGCCGAGATGGCCGTGGGATTCTTCGCGGTCTGGAAGCAGAGCATCATGATGCTGCCGCGGTTGTGGTTCATGCTGTTTAACATCCTGAAGGACGCGGTGATCAACTTCGGAGAGGTCCTGGTCAGCGTGCTCGACAACGCCTGGGCCCGGGTACGGAACTCCGCGGCCGAGAGGTTCAACGAGGGCGTGCTGGCCAAGATCTTCGGCACGATCGAGACGGTGGCCGTCCCGAAGATTATGAGCTTCGGAGAAGCCTGGGACGAGACGATGCAGGAGGCCGCCGGACACGGCGAGAAGTTCGTCACGGACCTGGTCGGCGGGATCAAGGAGCAGATCGACGCCTACGGCGGAATGCTGGCGGGCCTGGCGGAGAACTTTGCCGACAACCCAGCGGTCCAGGAGGCGCTGCGCGCGTTTGAGGAGATCAAGCAGAAGGCGCTTGAAGCGCAGGCCGCCGCGGAAGCGGCCGCCGCTGCTCCGCCCGCCGCGGCTGCGGGCCCGGTACCGATCGACTACAGCGCGCAGCTGGAACAGCTTGACAAACTGTACGCGCAGACCGATGAGGCCAAGCTCGGGGAGCTGTACGCGCGACTGGAGCAACTGAACGAGGCGTTCAAGATCGAAGGGATCCCGGACGACGTGCTGAACAAGATGCAGGTGGTCCGCCAGATGACCCTGGAGCAGATCGCGGCCACTGAGCAGTGGGCCAACGAGATGGCCACCCTGGGCATGACGGCTGAGGAGTACGAGCGTCGACGGTCGCAGCTCCATGATGCGCTCCTGTCCGACATGGATCAGGAGCTGCAGTCCATCGACATGCAGTACGAGGCGCTGTTCGAGGTCGTCGAGACCGAGGCCGAGCGGCTGAAGCTGACCGAGATGTACGCGGCCGCCCAGGACGAAGTGCTGGCGAAGTTTCAGGCCCAGGCGGCGGAGGCCCAGCGGATGGCCGACATCGAGGCCACGCGCGAGGGCATGGGAGCGCTGCTTCCTGCAGCGGAGGCGGTAGCGCCCACGGAGGTCGGTGCGTTGATGGGCATCGGCGAGTCGATCGGCATGGAAGTGGCAGGCGTCGGGATGGGAATCATCGGCAGCCTAATGGAGATGCTGATGGCGATCGACTCCGTGGCGATGGTCCTGGATCCGTTCAAGACGATCCTCCAGGTCATGTTCTCGATCCTGGAGCCTCTGATCAACCAGATCCTCGCGCCGATCATCGGCGTGCTGGTGATCATCGGGCAAACGCTGGCCCAGGCGATCACGCCGATCCTCCAGGCACTGGCTCCGATCCTGGAGATCGTGGCGCAGATCTTCTACATCTCCCTGCGCCCGGCGCTGATGCTCGTCGCGCCGCTGTTCGAGATCCTGGCCACAGTGCTGGAAGCCCTGACCCCGGTCATCGAGATCGTGGCCAAGGCGTTCGACATCGTGAGCCGCCCGATCGAGGTCCTGGCGAACCTTCTCCAGTGGGTTGGCCGCACGATCCGCGTGGCGATCCACAACCTGGTGGAGTTCATCAAGCACCCGTTCAGAAAGAGGAAGCGGGACATCTGGAGCTACCCGAGCCTGCGGGACGTGTTCGAACCGCTGCGGCGGCCGCTGCTGGACTTCGGCGACATGCTGACCGAGATCGGCACGGACTTCCTGGCCGAGGAGGGCGCGCCGCTGCCGGAGGAGGCACAGACGGTGATCTACGGGGGCGAGACCACGGTGCAGCGCGCCCCGGACATCTACATCTATCAGACGTTCCAGGGGCCAATAGTGGGAGAAGGTGGGACGGAGGAGTTCGGCCGCCTGACCGCAGATGCCCTGGAGCGCTACGCCGGAATCGGCGGACTGATCCACATCGAAGAGGCGATCGCGCCTCAGACGGAGTAGAGCCATGTCGATATCCTATTTCGTGCCGACCAGCGCGACGTTTGACAACGCGACCCTGGACCGGACCTCCGTCCGCTGGCTCCGGGTCCTGATCGACACCGACGACGATGACGTACTGGAGGACGTGACCTCGTACGTGAACTTCGCCGCCGGGGTGGCCGGAGGCGGCAAGAGTCAGGGCCGGATCGGCGTGTCGACCAAGCAGTACAACGTCAACCTCCGCAACGACAAGCAGTGGTTCAGCGAGGGGGACTTCGCGAACGCGAAGTGCGCCCTGGACGCGAAGATCGGAGAAAACAGTGAGTACATCCGGTTCTTCGCCGGATACGTCTCGGACGCCGGGGCGAAGCGGAAGAAGGACGGCGTCAGCCAGGACACGGTCTCTCTGGTGTTCCAGGACGCCTCGCGGCTCCTCGGGAACCGCACCCTGCCGGTGCAGACGATCTACGCTGGGTTCACCGTCTGCGATCCCTCCGCGGTGAGCCAGAGTCTGTTCCACTCGGTCGCGGCGATCATGGGCCTGACCGGGCCGAACTTTGAGACTTTCAAGATCGACTATGTGAAGGACTTCCTCCCCCTGGACGGCAGGGCCAACGCCTGGAAGGAGCTGCAGCTGCTCAACCAGGCGTACGCCGGGCACATGACGTTCCGCTACGACGGGAAGCTGCGGTTCATCAGCCAGCATCAGATCGGGTACGTGGATCCGTCAATCGAGTGGACCCTGGACGACTTCAACTACGTGAACGTCCACAACTGGATCGGCGAGGCGAAGGGCGTCGAGTGTAACCGGGCCCGCACGGAGGTGGAGGACTACGTCTCCCTGCCGCAGCAGGTCGTCCACAAGAACATGTCGGACTTCAACACCGAGACCGGCAAGAACGAGCTGGTCATCCCGGCGGGGGCCTACTGGCCCGGGGGCACGAATCAGTACGACAAGGCGCAGGTCAAGTACAAGGATCCGCGATCCGGCGAGACGTTCGTGCTGGGCTTCAACATCCAGACGCCGACCATCGGCGTGACGGGCAGCGGGTCGGACATCGAGTGCGACGGGGATCTGATCACCCTGTCGAGTTTCAACGGCTCGGACAGCCGCACGCGTCAGGGGCCGGACTACTCAGAACTCATCCTGTACAACAACACCGGCGGCTCGATCACGATCACGAACTTCGAGATCCGGGGGACTCCGGTCCGGAAGCAGGCGATCTCGAAGGTCGAGGACATCGACGCCACGGTCGTGAACGACTGGGACTACGTGGACAAGGACATCCCCGGCAAATACATGGTCAGTGCCAGCCAGGCGCACGAGACCACGCAGAAGTGGGTCGAGTGGGGCAAGATCAAGCGGGACTACTTCGCGGTCAAGACCGACTGGCTCCCGCAGATCCAGGAGGGAGCGATCATCAGCTTCCATCCGGACGAGAACATCAACATGAGCGCCGTGGTCGAGGGCTACAGCCACGACATGAAGGGCAAGTACACCCAGTGGCGGACCACGGTGAGGCTGAAGGAGTACGCGAGCTACGTGCCGACCGGCGTGCCGAACTCGATCCGAGAGGACTTCGGCGAGGCGTCCACGGAGAGCCTCCAGGACATCGAGGAGGCCATGACGTTCGAGGACTATCTGGAGGGCTTCGATGATCCGGGCACCGGAGGCACGACCACCCCGAGTCCGCCGACGATCTCCTATTGCGAGGCGGTCAGCAAGAACTCGATCATGCTGATCTGGACGCGGGACACGCTGCTGACCAATTTTCTGAAATATCAGATCGAGGTCTCCGAGGATGAGGTCACCTGGTACCAGCCGCGCCAGGACGGGGTGGACTGGAAGGGCGCGATCAACGTCCCGCTGGACAACGAGACCACGATGTTCGTCCACAGCAGCATCCCGCCGGTGGAGATCTCCGCGGAGGAGACGGAGGGCCGGACGCTGTACTACCGGGTCCGCACGGTCACGAAAGCCTCCGAGTTCAGTGCCTGGAGCGACACCGCCAGTGCCACGACCAAGCTGGTGGAGGGCGGGGACCTGGCGTCGAACTCCGTGTTCGCGAACAACCTGGTGGCGGGGGTCCTGAACGCGCTGATCGCAAACATCAACGAGAGCCTGCAGATCGGGGACGAGGGGTTCCTCGGGAGTACTTCCGGGCAGGATCCACCGACGGAGGGTACGACGCGCTGCCGCCTGGACCGCAACGAGTTGATCATCGAGTACTACAACGGCACCGCCTGGGAGACGATCATCAAGGCGGGCGGCGACGAGGCCGGAGGGTTCTTCCCCTGGTTCCAGGCCCGCGGTCTGATCCGCACCGGGGCGATCTCCGAGGTGCTCGGACTGGACCTCGGCGTGCCGATCGACTCGGAGTACATCTACCAGTGGGAGGCCAGCTATGGATCCTACGATGGCGTCGATCACTGGGACATCAAGAAGGACATGGCGTTCTACACCGCCTACGCGAAGTTCGGATCCTATGGCATCGGGGCGAAGAGTACGATCAACATCGCCGCCTACCAGGACTCGGCTCCGACCGGGATCACGCAGCGCACGCTGACGGGGCTCGACCGGGACCACACCTACGTCCTGGCATTCTCCGACTTCAAGACGGAGGAGAACGTCCGGTATTTCATCGTCCCCGCAGGTTGGAAGTCCGAGACGATCGCCGGATCCGGAGGGCTCGCCGGGCTGGGCTCGGCCAGGCTCTCGCGCAACACCGACACCGGCAACTGGATCGACCGAGCCGACGCGGAGTCCCTGACGCCGCCCATGTTCAAGGGGGAGACGGTCCCCTACACCAGCGGCGCGAACTATACCCGCTCCTCCGCCCAGTCCCGCAACGGCGTCTACAGCTACGAGTTCGAGAAGCAGGACAGCAACTTCAACTGGGTCTCGATCTTCGACAGCGAGGCCACGGGCGACCTGCACGGCATGACACCCGGGGCCGCCTACGGCGCGTTCGGGTTCTGGTTCTACGCGCCGTCAAGTGGGGGTCCGTCCAGCATCGCCTCGCTCCGCATGTACTACCAGCTCTACCGCCTGGGCTCCTGGCAGGCGTTCTCGATCCAGGTCGCCAGCGGATCCTTCGACACGTGGAACTGGTTCGAGATCCCGAGCATATCACTGCCCTCGAACACGAAGGGCATCCGGATGCGGATCCGCCAGCAGGCAGGCGACGGGGCCGGGACGAAGATCTGGATGGACGACTACACGTGGCCGAAGACGGTGCACACGATGGTCGCCACCGGGGGCTTCTCCGCCACCGGGATCGCGGGCACTGCGGCCGGAGGGGCCACCCAGACGATGGTCGCCACCGGCGGGATGGCGGCCAGCGGCACCGGCACGTTCGAGCAGACGATCGGGGCCCAGGCGTACGGGGAATTGATCCCGATCCTGAACAATTTCCTCGGCGATGAGGCTGAGGCGCTGATCAGCGCGGGCCGTCTGCGGTTCCGGCTGAAGACCTACGGCTACGAGCGCTACCTCAAGGCCGCGCCGATTGCGCTGCGCCCGGGATCCGGGGGCCTGGCTGCCTCCGGTGCGATCAGCACCTTCGACATGGAGGACGAGTTCGATCAGCGCGGGCGCGATCCCTGGCGTCTCTTCGGGGGCAATCATGACGTGGACGGCTGGGGCAGCGGTAAAGCCTGGGACGGCGGGATCAAGCTCGCGAGTGCAGAGCTGCGCGCCCTGAACATGGGCTCCACGTGGAGGAACGGGTTCGCTGTCGGCGGGCTGGCGTACAACTTCGGTCCGCAAAATATCGGCTTTGACTACGGAGACATGATCGTCGCGGATCTGCCGGACCGGATCGAATGGGGCGGTGGAACCTACGGCAGCTACACGACGATCCCGGAGACGCACGAGCCGGGATCCCCGGATATCCTCGCCCTGGACCACCAGCGCCTGGTCTATGTCATGCAGGGCTCAGACGGCAAGTCGCTGATCTGTCACGGCGCGTATGCCGACGGGATCATGGCCATCTCGGCCGCCTCGGACGTGACCGGGACCTACCAGCTGACCGCCTCCGGGGTGAACCCGAGGGCTGTGGAGGTCAGCAACGAGGTGTTCCTCACAGTCTGGGAACGGGACCAGCGGGTCCAGGGCGTGCTGTCGAAATGGGACCGGGACACGAACCGGATGACGCAGGGAGCGGTGGCCACGATCGAGTCCGGGATCTCGGCGGTGGCGAACAAGTACCCGATGGTCTCGGTGCTGCGGAAAATGTCGGGACCCCCCTCTCCACGCGGCGGAGGGCTGTGGTGGGAGGTGTATGCGAGGTCGGCGTTTTATCCGGGCAAGGAGGCCCTGGTGGTCTACAACTACGCCACCGGGCCGTACCAGCCACGGGTCAGGAACCTGGTGCTGGACATCTCCGCCTTGACGGTCAGCGCGGGCAACTTCGTCAGCGGGCCCGCCGGAGCCCGGAACGTGCACATCACCGAAGGGAACAACACGGCCCGGCGGACGCACAGCTACTCCGCGTCTCTCGGCAGGAATATGGCGTACACGTGGGTGTCCGGCGCGGTCTCAGGACCGCTGAAAGCCTGCGGCTTCCAAGTCAGCGGGGGCAACGTCACGAAGGGCACCGACTACACGCTGTATGCTCCCGTCTCCGGATACCCGCAGTATTTCACGATCGAGCGGGCAGAGGACTGGTCGCTCAACAACGTCTTCTACGGGATGGCCGTGGCGCATAACGCGGTCAGGCAGAGGAACCTGGCGTTCCCGTTCCAGATGAACACCGCCATGGCCTTCACCCTCTACGGTTCCGCGACCTACCTGACCGGGGACACGGCACTTGAGCCGAACGTGTTCGCTGCGAACTACTTCCCGGACTTTTCCTATAGATACCAGGGGGCGGTCACCTTCAAGAAAAGCTCGGACAGCAACCTGTACGCGGCTCCTTTCCACTGGTACGTCGTCCCCGTAGTGGGCGTCGGCATCGCGTTCAGTGGAGAGGTCGCGGCGCACCCGTACACGACCCGGACCTACTCTCGGATGCGCGGGGCTCTGCTGAAGCACAGCTCGCAGTTCGTCATGGTCGCCCGCAACGACTCGGCCGACGCGAACCTGATGGCCGGGGTCATGGACTTCACCCTGCACCAGCGCTTAGCTTCCTGGGGCACCGGCTGGATGAACAAGGTATACTCGACCAGGCCAGTGATCTCAAACATGGGGCGCGACTACTGGGCGACCTCGCGCTTCGAGAGCGGAGACGCCGGGGCATTCCCGGCAGATCCGAAGACGTGGGTGCCATTCGGGTTCACCGCCCTGCCGAACAGCACGAAGGTCGATTTCTTCTACAACCAGGTGAGCGACACGCACCGGATCCCCTACGCGATGACCGGGGACACGAAATATGAGTTCGTGGACAACGTGTCACGGTACTACATGGGGATCGACGGGGACTTCAGCGTGGCGAACCGCCAGGCGATCGACGAGTTCCTCTACACGCGGGACGGGTACATCCCGCGGGAGGTACTGCAAAATCGTTTCGGGCTGGCACGATCTTGGAACGGGGTCCGGGACTTCTGGACGCACCTCTCACCCACCGGGCTGGCCACGCCGGACGAGGGCCAGGCGGCCGACACGCGGGCCTACCTCATCGACGAGCAGACGAAGATGAAGTTCCGCACCGGGCTGGTGTTCGACACCTGGCTGTACGTGACCGGCGTCACCAGTCCGACCGGGGCACGGTTCGTCGAGCTGTCGTCTGAGCTGAGCAACTGGGTCTCCGGGGACGAGCGGGAGTACGTGGCAGATGCCGGACCGACCGGGGTCCCGATCACCTACAACGGGATCGCCTTCACGAACCATCAAGACACTTTTCAGCACGACGTCTCCTGGGCGATGCACGTGTTCTATCGGACGGACGAGAAGAAGATAGAAGCCTGGTCGGTACAGATCCAGCATCGCAACGACAACGTCCAGTGGATAAACGGGATCGATCTCACCGCCACCGGGATCTCGGATTCGTGCGCGGATGTGGCCTACATTCCCGGGACGAGCGTGGGAGAGGATATCACCGGATCGGTGAAGGGCATCGCCTACTTCTCGGACAGTCCGACCGGACCGAACGGGGAAGGAGTCCATCCGGCGCTGCAAATCGTCGTGAACGACTACGGCAACAACCAGGTGATCACCGGAGGACCGAAGACCTCGGTCAACGTGGACTTCGCTCGGGGGACCTCGAATCGACCACGGGTTGAGATGTTCAATCGGACACACGGGATCATCACTGTTCGCCCGGACGCCATCCGGGAGCACTCCTATGCCCTGCCCATCGTTCTGGACCTCACCGCCGGGACCGTGGATGTGAAATACGACAATCCTGTGGTCTTCCGGGGAATTGGAAACAACGCGGTCCCGTACATCGCGAGGCTCTCCGAGACGCGGATCGTGACCGCGATCATCAATCCGAACGAAAGCACGCAGAAGGACATCTACCTGATCCAGCTCCAGCCGAACAACATGATCCGGATGGACCTGGTCGGATATTTCACCGGCGCGTTCGGATCTCAGCAGGGAGCCGTCGCAGCGGTGGATGAGGAGCGGTTCATGGTCCTGGCCATAGAGCCGAGCAAGACCCCCTACACGGCGAAAGCGATGGGCGCACGGATCGATGAGGACCTGCGGTTCACGTTGACCGATCAGATCAACGTGGGCGCATCGAACAGCAGTGTCTGGCCGTCCAGCCAGCAGCTGGTCTATGACGATTTCACGCAGCTATATCCTGGCACGCGCAGAGCGGTCGCGCTGATGAAGGAGTCCGGAGGCGGGCAGCATCGCTGGTACTCGGTCCTGGAGATGAACCCGACCGGAATCGGGATCCAGGAGGTCTACGCTAACTATCTCGGGGCCAGTGCCGACAACACCGGGGATAATTACCACGCCAGGATCTGCGGGACTGCTCCGGGGGCCTTCATCGGGGTGTATCAGAACAGCAACCAGACCGGGTACGCGAAGTCGTTCCAGGCGGGCCTGACGAAGCTGTACGGCGAGACCTACCTGTCCGGATCCACTCCGGCGATGCGCTTCACCTTCGAGAACTATCCTCGGTACAGCGTCTCCAAGCAGTTCGCCCTCTCGACCTTCGGCTGGTTCCACCTCTCGATGCACTACGTGACCGGATCCAGACGGCTGGACTTTGTCGTCAACGAGTCCTCGGCCTCGCAAGTCCTGCCGACGATGGCAGAGGACTCCTGGGACGGGTTCGCCTCGCTGAAGCTGCAGAAGGACGACGACCTGTTCGGGGACCTGCGGCTATACTTCGACGACACACTCTGGGCCGAGGAGAACGTCCTGACGATCTCCGGGGCCATCGCGCACTACTCCTCGGAGTGGCCGTGGGTCAACTCCGAGTTCGGGATCGACGGGGAGAAGGACCTGGTGCTGGTGCCGAAGAGCGGAGGCGTCACGCACCTGATCGGCGGCATGGTCGTCGGGGCCGGAGGTTCGCGGATCACGAAGATCACCTACGGAACAGCGGAGGCACCCACGGGCCTGGCTCAGGGCCACCTCTACTTCCAGACCGAGGCGTAGTATGCCGGTCAAGCTGGGGATCGATGACGTGACGAAGACGATCATCGACATCGTCATCGGTGAGAAGCGGGTCACGAGCGTCAAGATCGGGACTGAGGACGGCAACCAGCAGACCTACGGATTCCCGGAGAACTTCGTCCTCCTGTATCAGAACGCCAACGACGCGCCCGAGGAGTCGGTCCAGCTCAGCGCCTACACCGGCCGGTTCGCGCGGGCGATCACCTCCGGCACGCCCGGGGCCACCGGCGGAGTGGAGACACACAGCGGGGCTGATCACGGGACCTTCAGCGGCAGCTCGTCGATTATCGGCAACAACCGGCAGTTCACCGATGAGAGCCTCTCCAGCTGCTACCACAACACCCTGTCCACGCACAGCCACACGACAAATCACACGATGCCCGTGGACTCGGTCTCCCTGATCCCGGTGTACATGGCCCTGGTCGCCTACACGAGCAAGCGGGCCGGGAAGAACGCGCTGTTCCTGTTCGACGGGGCCACCATCCCGGCTGGCTGGACGCAGTACCTGGGCAACAGCGGGAGGTACCTGCGGTTCGGCAATCAGCTGGAGACCGGCGGATCAAATAGCCACAACCACTCCTTCACCGGGAACAGCGGCACGGCAAACTACAATCGGAACCAGCGGTCCCGCTGCCGGAATGATCTCTGGCGGCCGCATCGGCATGTTATAAACCACACGCACGCCGACTTGAACACCCCGTCCTTCATGGACGTGAAGATCATCCAGAAGGACGACGGGGCCTACGACATCGGTCAGCTGCCCTCGGGGACGATCGGCCTGTTCACTACGGCGGAGATCCCGGAGGGCTGGACTCTATGGGAGGATGCGAACAACCGGCTCCTGCGGCACAACACGTCGACCAGCGGCGGGACCGGCGGAGCGGACACGCACACCTGCACCATCAGCGCAAGCTCCGGAGTATGGACGAGTCTGGGATCTCAGGAGGGGAACTTCGGCAGCGA